ATTAAAGCTTAACGCTACAAAAACAGGTTCTTCTGGAACTCTTTCTACTGCTGTTACTGTTGATGGTATTAACAGAGATACAGGTGTTATTACACTTTCTGCTTCTGCCTCTCTAACTGCTGACCACTTCATCTATCAAGAAGGTGACTACGATGCAAAGATCAAAGGTCTAAATGCTTGGGTTCCTTCTTCTGCTCCAGGTTCTACTGACTCTTTTTTTGGTGTTAACAGAAGTTCAGATGCTACTCGTTTAGGTGGTATCAGATTTGACGGTTCATCACTTCCTATCGAAGAAGCTCTTATTGGTGGTGCTTCACGAGTTGCTAGAGAAGGTGGAAAGCCTGATGTTTGTTTTATGAACTACTCAAACTTTGCTGACCTAGAAAAAGCTTTAGGTTCTAAAGTTTCTTATGTTGACGTTAAAGCAAGTCCTGAGATTGGTTTTAGAGGTATCTTGATTCATGGTCCTAGAGGTCCTATCAAGGTAATACCTGATCAAAACTGTCCTAAGAACGTAGCTTTTATGCTTCAAATGGATGTTTGGAAACTTTACTCTCTTGGTAAAGCTCCTAAGATTCTTGACTCAGACGGTCTTAAGTTCCTAAGAGACTCTTCTGCTGACTCTGTTGAAGTTAGAGTTGGTTACTACGCTCAGTTAGGGTGTAGAGGTCCTGGGTATAACGTAAGAATTGCATTAGCATAATTTAAATAATAGGGAAGCCTTTCGGGGCTTCTCTTTTTTTGTCACGCTGCGTGTTGTATGACACTCAGACTAAAGGAGAAATAAAATGGCAAATAGAAGTTTTAATAGGCTACAAGCCTTAGATAAAGAAGTTAAGTTTTTGTTTTTAACTGCTACTATTGGAAGTGGTGGAGATCCTACTTTGGATGAAGATAAAAGTGTTGGAATCAAGTCTATAAGTGATACTGCTGTTGGAGAGTATGACATTACTTTAGGAACTCCAGGTGGAGACGCAGATAAGTATTCTTCTCTTTTATTTATGCAGTGTTTTCTTACTGACTCTGCTGCTATATCAACAGGTGGAGGAGTAAGTTTTCAAATAGAAGCTGAAACTGTATCATCTGATGGAGTTATCAAGCTTTTTGCTCTAGATAAAGACGGTGCTATAGCTGAAATTAGAAGTGGTGATGTTCTTCAAATAATGATCGTCGTTAAAAACTCTGGACAACCAGGTGTTGGCGCTAGCTAAGGAGTCTAACAATGATTATGATGGGTCCTAAAAAAGATAAAGGCGGTCTTATGGTCGCCATTATGGAAAAACTAAAGAACGGCAAAGGCTCCTACGAAGAAGGTAAAGAGCACAACGAAGAAATGATGGAAAAACATCATGATGGTCACGGTCATTACGAAAAGTACAAACATGAAGTAGACGGAATGATCAAAGCTATAAAAGACTGCGTTAAAGGCGAATCAGACGAAGAGGAATACAAGGAAGAATTTGCTAAATGTCTAAAGATGTTCATTAAAAAATGCGTTAAAGACGAGTACTAATTAGGGGGGGCTAACGCCCTCCTTCTTTTGGAGGTATGATGGCTTCAATTACTGAAAGTTCTTTAGTAACCAGAGTCCGGCAAAGAGCCGACATGGAATCTAATAACTTTGTTTCTGATATAGAAGTGCAGACTTACATAAATGGCTCCATAGCAGAGCTACATGACTTGCTAATTCAAGTTTATGGTCAAGACTACTATGTTAGTAGTAACACCTTTACAACAACAGCAGGTACAGACACCTATGCCTTGTCTACAAGTGCAGGTGCAGATTTTTATAAACTAAGAGGAATGGATGCAAAGTTAAATGGATCAGACTTTTTTACTCTATCTCCATTTAATTTTAACGAAAGAAACATAAGACAGGAAGGCAGTTTATCTAACGTACTAGGTGTTGCCAACCTTAGGTATAGATTAGTAGGATCTAATATTATTTTTACTCCTACTCCAGACGCAAATACAGAAATAAGAGTTTGGTTTGTGCCAACAGCACAACAATTTAGTAGTTCAACTCCAGCTACTTCTACTACTACGTATGATGATTTCAATGGCTATGCTGAGTATGTGGTAATAGATGCAGCTATAAAATGTTTGCAGAAAGAAGAAAGCGATGTAAGTGTTCTTCTAGGACAAAAAGCTGCTATGAAAAGAAGAATAGAGGAAGCTGCTAACAATAGAGACGCAGGACATCCTCTTACTGTATCTGATGTTTATTTAGAAAATAATGAGTTCTTCTTTGGCAGGAGCACAGTTTAATGTCATTAAGAAGATTTAATAAAGTTTTTAAACCACAGGATCAAGAGTTTAACAGACTTCAAGATAGTATTGAACAAGCTGTAAACCCTATTATAGATTCTAGAATAGTAGATGGAGTTTACATAAAAGAAGTAGACCTATCAACAGCAGATACTTTTGTTGAACACAAGCTAGGAAGAGAACCTCTAGGTTTTATAGTTGTAAGAAAGTTTGCCGCAGGTGATGTCTTTGAATCTTTGACAGACTCTAGTGGTGACAACTATGACAGAAAAAAATTTATAAACATTAAAGCATCGACAAGTTTATCAAATGTTTACTTGTGGATATTTTAGGAAATAACTATGGCTGAAACATCAACAACAACCTTTATGAATTTAGTCCTTCCAACCCCAGGTGAACGGTTAGGACCTACGTGGGCTACTGATATAAACACAGCCTTATCTAGAATAGATGAACATGATCACTCTGCTATAGGAAAAAGTTTAGGAGTAGCTGCCTTAACTATAGATGGAGACTTAGATTTTTCACCTGGGACAAGTGATTATGCAACATTAAATAAAAAATACTCAGGTTTTACAAACAACTCATCGAATCTTACTGCTGCTAGTTTTCCTGCAAGTGTTTTTGTTCTTGAAGGAAATCTTTTTTATAACAACTCTACAGGTGGTCAAATACAATTAACAGACGGTTCAGCTCTTAGTTCCACAGGAGTTTCTGCGATACAGTTTGCTAAGTTTGTAGATACTTTATCAGGTGGTACTTCAGGAAGTCCTAATGCTATAACTGAGTCTGATAACGCTTCCTACTATGTCTGTGATGCTAGTGCAGCAGCAGTTCATGTTAGATTGCCAGCAGCTTCTACTTCAGCAGCAGGTAGATTTTTTGTGATAAAAGACATAAGTGGAGTAGCTTCTACAAACAATATAACTGTTCACATAACAGGAACAGATACAGTAGACGGTGCTTCTAGTCACGTAATTGCTTCAAACTTTGGTTCAGCTACTTTTATTTCTAGAGGTAACTCTGTTGCTTATGATGTAATATAGGAGATAACATGGCTCTTAATAAACAAGGATTACATCTACAATTAGATCAAGGCATCAACACAAAGTTTGATGATAAAGACCTACCTCTTGGAGACTTTGATGTAGTTGAAAATGTTTCATTTGAAAAAAATGGAGAGTTCAACAAAAGATTTGGTTATGATGAAATAAAAGGAGAACAGATAGGAGGAACTCAAGTTCAGACTCCTATTGGTGTTACAAAATATAAAGATCAGTTATTATGGGTTTCTAGAGATCAAGTTTATAGCTACAGTGAAGGAGCTACTGTATTTCAAAATGAAGGTAGTTTTGATGCTATAGTTCCTAAGTCTAGCATAGTAGTTCAAAACGGAAAAGAACAATCTGAGCTTCAATGTGCCTATTTACAAGGCTACAAAGTTTTTGTTTACATGGAAGGCTCAGTTCATAAAATATCAGTAGTTGATGATGAGTCGGGTTCATATGTTCTTTACAATCAAACAGTGGATGGCTCTACTAGAACAGGTGGTCTTAGGATAGTTGTTAAAGACAATAAGATAATTTTATTTGGTACAGATGGTTCTAATGTTCTAAAGATTCAAAGATTTGATTTACTAGGTTATTTAAAAGATGGACTAGCTTTTGAGTCTTCAGCAGCAGGAGCACTAGGTGCAGAAAATACTATAGCGACTTTACATTCATCTAAGAAGTATGATGTAGCTGTAAGTGACATATCAATGATAATTGCATACTATGATAATAGTGCTAGTGAACTAAAGTTTGCAAAAGAACTTTCTAATAGTGAATCTTTTACGACTAATATAGACCCTTTTACTGTTTCAATAGCTCCTGCAAATGCCATAGACTTAAGTGTTGATCTTTTTGGAAAGTTTATAATAGTAACAGCAAACGGAAGTGGTGTTGTAAAACTAGCCATACTTGGAGCCGATGTTACACAAGTTAAAGCTCCTACTACAATAGAAGATGTAACTTCTGCTAACTTTGATTCTGCTGTAAACGTAACTGCACAGACTGTAGATGGTTTTACCTACGATGTTTTTTATCAAGTCTATGAATCTGCTCCCTCTGTTTTTACTATAAGTACAGGAACTACAGCAGCTTCTACTACAGCAGACTTAGACTACACATGGTCAAATCATCATGTAAGAAAAAA